TCAACAAACAACCGCCCAGTGCCATTAGTCGAGATGGCTACGTTGTTTGCCGAGGGCAAGTAAACGCCGTTGGTCGGTACCGTGCTGCTGGTAGGGATGAAGCTATCAGCCGTCATCGTGCCAACGGTGCTGACATTGCCGCTGCTGTCTATGCGCAAATATTCGCTGGTATTAGCCCTGTCCTTAAAGACATACTGATCACTAAAAAATAGAGTTTCACTGTTGCTTTGCGTTATAACGGCAAATTGATTTGTGGCGCTCCCGGTTGTCTTAAATCCAACAGTAGAAATACCAGTTGTTCCTTCAATTAGCAAGTCAGGTTGATTACTTTTAACATGAACAGTAGCTTGCGGTTGAATGCCAATTCCAATTCGGCCGTTAGGGTCTACGACTAGCGAATCGACCGGAGCAGAGCCATTAAATTGAACTGCAGGAGTAGTGCTATTACCAGCACCAATGTGCATCAGCGTCCCTGCGGACGTTATGCGGAGGCGTTCATAGTCGGCAAAGCCAACAAATGTCCTAACGACAAAATCGTTGCCATTATTGCCGATTTGCGTTTGGCCAGTAGTATCTAAAAATCTTATGTAAGAGTTAGCGCTAGAGCTCTCAAATAGCGCTCCGACCATTAAGGCTGTATTTTTAACATGCAGATTAACAACAGGAGTGCTGGTATTGATGCCCAGATACCCAGAACTGTTGACGACCATGGAATCAACAGGTGCGCTGCCGTTGAAACTGATGGCTTGAGTGAGGAATGGGGCTCCTGCGCCAACAATGCTTACATTTCCAGTTGAACTAATATGCAGCCTGCCATATCCATTTGTGGTGAATGAAAGAGAGTCTGTGAGGTGGCTATAGCTAATCTGACCCTTGCCTTGAGCGTCGGCATCGCCAAACCAAATGTTGCCAAAATTAGTATTGCCGCTAATAATTGAAATGCCTTCGTTGGCCGTGCCTTTTATGACTAAATTATCAGCTGAAAGGCTATAGCTTGATGGGTTGCTTTCGTTTAGGCCAACCTTGCCGTTAGAACTAATAAACAGCCTTCCTTCACCGGAAGTCGCAAGTGCCAATTGATCGGCACCTGGAGAGTAGAGGCCGGTACTTGTAGAACCGCTAAAATAAATACTGGGCGCATCACTTGCACCAGATACAACGCCCAAGGCGCCGGTCATTACGTCGCCATCTACGTTGACGTAGTCGCCGGAGGTGCCGTCAGCGTTATACCACGCGCTACCGTCCCACACCTTAAAAATGTAAGTAGCACCGCTAATATCGAGCCACAATTCTCCCGCTGTTGGGCTGGCCGGTGGATTGGCATTAACCCAGACGCCTGTAAGGCGCCGCACCACACCGTTCGTGTCCTTACAAGTCAGAAACGGACCATCCGCATTGTAGTTAAGGGCAAGCTCGCCATTGGCGAGCTGATCAGCCAATGGCTCCTTGCCGCTAACGCTGCTGTTCTTGAGGATGAATTGAAGTGCCACGGGAATACCTCCGTTGGCACTCAGTATAGCTAGACCTTGACCGTGACGATACTACCGTGGGCAGGATGTTCGTTTACTGCATTTGTAGTTATACCGCCGGCGTAGAGTAGCTGATATAGATAGAAAATTTCGTGCTTGCCTTGCGACAACGCTCTCGACCATTGCGATCCTACAGTATCGTTCATCCCTACCGTTTCGCCGTAAAACGCATCTGATGGCGGGCCACTAGCAGTATCAATGCCCGGTGCCACATAGCAAATAGAGTAGGCTGTAGGAAAGTTTTCGCCTGTATAGTTTGAATAGATGTCCAAAAAGGCGGTTACAAGCGTATTAGATGCCTGCACAAAGCTGATCCGTGGCGCGGTTGCATAAACAGAAGAAGGTGGCGACGACCAGCCCGCAGTGCCTGTCGTCCAACTATCCCCAAAGAAGTACGCTGCACGAGCGTCGTACAGGTTGTACAAATTTGCCAAGTAAATTTTAGGGAAATTAGCGCTATTGGCTCCAACAATAATACCTCCAAGGTCAATAGTTGATGTGCCAGCGGAAGTTGTGCGGACGACACCTATTAGCCGGCGAGCTGGATTGTTATTGCGTACGATCACACCATCTTGCGAGCCTCGTGTTGGCGGAGTCGTATCGTTCGTCCAAGCAACGTACTCGACAGCAAGCGTTGGTGAAAGCGTAGTTCCACTGTTGTAGAGATAAATGTCGTAGTTTGTGTTGGCGCTGCTTGCGGATGCCAGACTAAATGTTTGCACGCCGTTAAATCGCACCACCTGCCAGCGCAGTGAGGCAGTGCTATAAAGCGCCACCTCGTTACCGTTGTATGGGTGCAGATAAACGCTAGTGGCATCCAATTGATTCGCGCTCGGGGCTGAGCTGAAACCGCTCAAGCTTACGCGTAGATTGACCACGGATTTAATAGCATCACCTAGCGCTTGGATCAAAGTCGCCGGCGTAACGGCCAAATCATCGCGCAAGAACTCTTGTACTTCATTGGCAGTGGCAATTTCGATAATGCCTTGCTGTGTCGTGTTGGCAGTCGGTAGTGCAGGTAGCACATAACCATAGCCACCTTCCCAGGTTGGAGTACCAGTTACAACACCGCTGCTTAAATTCAGCTCGGTGTTGACAAGCATTTTGTTGGCACTTAACTCGTCGTAGAACGTTGGGAACGAGATTTCATCAATGGGAACATTCGCCTCCGCAATGCCTTCAAATGACACCTCGGTTCCGGTAGCAAGATCCTGCAGTCCTTGCGGCGTTACAAGGAAACCTTCTTCGTTGAAGCCGCTACCGTAAACGCGACCACCGTCTTGATTGGTGAAGTAATACGTAAATTTGTTGAGGGCGGTCAGATCAAGCTGATATTCCGGCAGCGCCTTCGTGTAATTCAGGAAGCCAGCCCATTCGTAAGCATGACCAAACAAGCGAATATTGCTGGGACGTCGGAATTCAACTGACCAGTTTGCCCAAGCACTAGCTGCGCCAGATGGAGCAGCAATACCGTCGAGTGCGCTTACTGGATTCCGCTCTCGGCTATCAGATAATCGTGGCAGAAGGATTGTGTGTGCATCAGATGAGCTGAAACCCAAGCTGATCAGCAAGGAATGTACCCCTCGGTAATCAGTGGCAGTGCGGTATTGCGCCTGTACTTTTGCGTCAGTACTCCAGACAGTTGAAAGGTTGTAGCCGCAGGTAGCGGTGTTGTCGTCGCTGTCAGTATCACCATCGAAAACAATTGCAGGCTGCGCGTTTTTCCAGTAGTCCTCTGGCTTATATGTTTCCTCCATGTGGGCATATATTTCTTGCCAATTAGCTGGATTAAAAGAGACGTCACTGTTCTTGAATATGCAACTATACGACTTGTTCTGATAGCGAACAACTTCACCCAGTCGATACAAAGTGCCGCTGATCCAAGTATTAGCTGGATTGTTGCGACGCAGCTCTACTGAGGCGGAGCGGATAATACCCGCGCCTTCAGGTGATACAGCATTGGCAGTTGAAATAACGACAAGTTCGTTGTCTGGAATTACATCGACAATGCCCCCGCTGCCAGGTTTCGTTTGGATGATGTAATCACGCAATGGAGTCCGTGATCCAGCAGTCGAGTTATTGCAGCGCAGTGAATAGCGGCGCTCGTCTGTGGTGCGTGAATCCTGTAGGCGACGTACGTAAATACGTGATCCGGCCAAGCTTGGCCAATCCTGCCCGGTATCAAAGCCTTGAGCGTTGATAATCGAATCACCGGGGCTGATGCCATCTTCGTTCTCGAAAGCGGCTGTAACGTCGATCTCGGTTGGCGCGGCACTGACCCAAGCGGTAGCAGTCAGCTGTGAGCGGTAATCAAGACCTCGTGAGTTTTCAACCCAGATGTAAGAGTTTTGCGGCAGCGTATAGCCATCGCGATCCAGCAGCCTTGGAACACCTGGATTGGTGACGCTATCTTCAAGCGCGTTTTCTAGTGTAATAGTTGTGGCATTATCCGCTACGCTTCCAGCGATCGTGCCTAGATAAATTTTGCGAACATTGTTGGTTTTCTCGGATAGGTTCGTTGCGACGCGCAGTGAGCCAACGTTCCAATTGCTGTCAGATACGAATGCGTTCGACTGGTAACCTTCAGCAAGGGCAGCGCAACCACCGAAGTTGCTATTGCTGTTAGTAACGGTCAGTTCACCACCAGACTGGACCCAATGGTGAATGCCCTGCCCAATAGCAAAGACAGACACCTCCTGCATAATCGCGCTGTTTATCGCGCGGATATGGAAGCTGCGACGTGCGGGGTTCATCCGCACATTGTTTGGATCTGAACCGATGTAATCTGCGTAGTTCGCAAAATAATTGCCCCACATGGGGCTCTGGGTATTGTCATACTTCTGCCAGCAGCTCAAATCGCGCTGCAGGCTGACGCCGGTAAATTGCGCCAACACCATTGAACGGAAACCTGTGGGCTTTGCACCATCAGCAAAAATGCCGCACAGACCATAGTTAGAGCGGATAGAGCAGTTGAAAATGTAAGGGCTCGCCGAGAGCGTTGTATCCGTGTCGATGGTTTGACTGCCTGCAGCCGGTCTCGGGCCGACAATCTGGTACTCCCCAATTCGCGTAACAGCCAGAGCAGGGTCAAGTCCACCAGTATTGCCTGCGCCAGCAAATGCTGTGCGAATTTTTGTATAGAACTCATCCAGCTCGTCTTTACTGGCGAATTGAAAGCAATCGAGAAGATGGTGGCTGCTGGTGCTGCCTTCTTTGTCCTTAAAAGTAAAACCGAAGTAATACCCGGTGCCGGTTACCTTGAAAATGGCGCGACGGTTGCTGGCATCTGCTAGTTCATCGGCAACTGCAGGCACCGCATCAGGGCGGAAAATTGTCTTGCGGAGATCCATTCCGCAAAGAGAAACCCCACGTGGCAGCAAAATGCCACCAGTGGACGCTGGGTTGAACGCTTGCAGTTCGTTGTTAGTGGGGGCCTTCCCTGATGCCCATTCTTCAACACTGGCAGCGCCGGCGCCATTTAATAAGCTGGAAACACCAGGTGCCAGCACAATGCTGACCAAATCGGCGTTGACAAGCGGATTGGTGTAATACGATTTGGCCGTGATGATTCCGGCCTCGATGATGGCACGGTTGATCGTCTTGAAAGGACGGGCCTCGGTGTAACCACACTCCAGACGCTGCAGCTCGATGCGCTCAGTGGCACTACCACTGGTGCTATAGCTGCCGCCAACGAAAGTGTCTTTGCCTGTATATGGATTGACGTAGAGGACGTAGGGGGCGCTGAGCGGGTCGTTGACGACCGCACCAGGAGCGATTTCAGCATTGCCCCCAAGCTGGCGTACCGCGTCGGCGATAGTGGCGATCTGCGAGCGAAACGTCCCTTGGGAGCTGTTGAGGTTGTCGGCTGAGCCCGTTTGGCCGCCACGAACAATTTTCGCCACAGTGCAAACCGATCGTTAAGGACAGTCTAGAGCGCCTAGTTGGTGCCCATCTTGAGAGCAATCTCGCCAACTGTAACAAAATCAGCGGAGCCGGCAATCAAATCGCCGGCTCTGACGTTTATGGCTGAACTCGTCACGAGAAGATTTGTTTCGTAATAGAGCTGACCAGGCAGCATCCCAGCCTCTGAATTGGTAATCATCCAGAATTGCGCTTTAGCTTTGCAGCCTTTTTCCGTCAGCAAGAGCAGGCGCATGAGTGTGGTGCTGTCATGCTCGCTTTCATTGGCGCGCCGATCGACGAGAAAATCAAAAGTACCACCACCGTTAATAATGCTCTTAATAGCTTCTCCATATTTTTCACCTACAGCGGTTGTGTCAACTTCAGGCGCACTTAAATTCAGGGTCCAACCTTGCAGGTCACATTGCAATAACCATAATGC